CGCTTGGAGTTCCAATTGATAACACATCACCTAATACTAAAATAAAGTTTATGACATCACCTGTACTTAAAGCTGAAGCAAATGTAATTGTAGAACCTGAAACTGTAAATGAATCTGTCGGTGCTTGAATTACCCCGTTCAGAGATACTATAAACTGATTTACATTATCGTAGTTTGTAAAATTAGAACTACCACTTTGCATAGTGTAAGCCGCTTGACCATTGACTACACTAATTGCGTCTAGTTTTACAAAGTTTCCGAAAGCTGGTTGTTTTCCTATATATCTAGTCATAATTAAAATTGAATTGATACTCCTGTTATTCTTGCTTCTTTACTTGCTAGTGCTTGGTTCGCAAAAGATATTTTATATTTTATTTGAGTCCCAGCAGTAACGGATAAGTCTGTTACTTTACAACATTTAACTCCTGTTGCAAAATCAGGTAACGCAGTTAAAGTTGCTGTTGAAAAATTGCTTCCATTGTCAGCACTTAATTGAAGAACTATGTCTGTGTTTAATGTATTTGTTCCAGCATTATCTTTGTAAGTTATAACTGCTGATAATTTGTCTACAGATGATGGAGCAGTTATCGTTGAACTTGTGAAATTTCCTGATGCGTTTGCTGTTATTGCAGTTTTGCTAGAGTGATCGCCATTAGCTGTCACACCTGATGCGTAAGATGTACTCCAATATCTTGAATTATTTGTGGCCGCATTTCCAAAACCTATTAATGCTCTACCTGTTGATGGAACATTACTAACTGTTATTACACCAGCGTTAGGTGATCTTACATTGGCAGAACCATCTAATGCTTTTAATGTTATAGTGTTTGTTGATGCTACGTGCTGAACTACAAATCCAGCTTCATCAGTTCCCCCATCATTATAGTAGTGAGAAACGTGAGCGTCAGATATTCCACTTAGGTTATAACTGTAATCTGTATTTCCCTCATCAGAATAATTAGTATTGAATGAACTAACACCAAAAGCTGATTCTGCTGTGGAGTTTAACCAATCCGTGTAGCTTGTGTGTGATGTTCCAAACCATTGAGTATTTGTTAAAGATGATTCAAAAACATTTGGATCGCTTCCAGCGGAAATAGATGTATCGTCACTTACAATCATACCACAAGCCATATATTGTGCTCCTGCTAAACTACCTGAGTTATCGCCATTAGTTACAAACATTTTACAAGTCCAATCTGTCTCTAAATCCCATAATTCATTTACAACACAACCACCATAAACTGAGTTTCCTTGTTTTGCGTGGTTTGCTATTGTATGTCCTACTTGTTCACCCCAACTTGGAGTATTTGTGCCACCTGAATAATTTGATATTCTTTCTAAAGTTGGAGCAAAATAAGTTGTTGATTGTGAAATAGTTGATACATATTCACTAGCATTTCTTGGTGCGTTAGTGTTAGCTGAAATTCCTGTGCCATCTTGGAACACATCATAAAAAATTGAGTTTGATGATGTAGATGCTAAATTTTGATTTGCAAAAACTCTAAGACCTAATCTTGCTAAATCTACTTTTACATTAGGGTCTGCACCCACTCCAGCTGGTAATTCTGTAACACTTGTTAATGCGTTGTTATTTAATTTAATTATAGCCATATTATTTCCAACCTAAACTTACTGCTCTTACTTTTGTTATTAATGAAGAACCTTGATTAAATGATTGAATTTTATATCTCATTGATGTTCCACTTGGTTGAGAGGATATATCAACATCGTGTGCAACAATTATTTTTTGACTTGTTCCGTAAGTTCCCTCATCAGTTAAAGTAACTTCTGTATATGTTGTTCCATCGTCTCTTGAAATATATCCTTTAATATCAGTATTTAACGTAGCTGTTCCCACATTGTTTTCCATAATAAAAATTAAACTTCCTGTAGTTGGAGTAGATGAAGCAGTTGTCGCAGTAGAAATTAATGTAAAGTTAGTTGCTGACGATAATGCTTCTTCATAAAAATTAGCTTCACCCATAAAATGAGTTCTAGCACCAGCAGTTGAACTAGATTTTAATCCTATCCAATGATATTCATATAAACCACTTCCTGTTGTTGTGCTTGATACTTCGTTGTTATACGCTCTGCCGTCAAAAGCAGAACTAATAGTACCTAAAGCAGTTGCAGTTGATGTATCGTTTGTATTGTTTCCATATAATTGAATTTGCATACCCCCGTTACTTGAAGAATCATTGTTACTTGAACTAAATGCTTCGTTACTTGTTGAATGAACTGTAATCTTTGAAATTGATTTAGCATTACCAGCCCCCCAATATTTACCAATAAATGAAATACCATTAGCAACTTGACTTCCTTTACTAGCAGAACTTGCGGCCGCTGGGTGATCTGTTCCATCAAACGCGGCAGTTAATCCACCATTACCTGTCATATCACCAATAGCTGTTCCAACTGCGTCACCAACTAGAGTTTCAGCACCATCAAATGTAAATGTCCCAGCTACTGTACCACCTACAATACTTTCGCCTGTTGAAGCTGATTCATCTATTCCTGTATTATCTACAAATTCATCAATTACGTTATCTTGTAAGCTATACTTTGCAATACTTCCATTTATCTGAGTTTTAAATCCTAATAGTGCAAGATTAGTTTGAATTTGGTTATCATCAAAAGTTGATGCGTGTTGTGTTACAGAACTTGCACTTATTCTTGCGTCTGCAAACGTCCCGCTACCGATACGGCTAGCGTCCATAACTCCTGATGTAATTTTTGATGCTGGTAAGTCAGGAACATCACTAACTCCTAGAGGAACTGCTGTTGGAACTCTACCTATATAAGCCATTACGATACCTGTGTTAATAATTGTAACGCAACTGTAAGATTACCTGAAGAATCATCTGATTGTGCTTGTATTTTATCAGAAGTATTTAAAACTATCTTAGGTATTTCTAATGACGAACCACTTGGTAAAGGAACTGTGTTTAAAATCGTAAAAGCAGTTGTTGAACCATTATCATATTTTTTAAGAGTTACGTTTATTGACGTACCCCCTGTATTACATAATGTTCCAGCAATTACTAAAGATTTTGAACTTGCAGTTACTATATCCGTTAAGCTGTTATTAGATATTGCTACTGTTGCGTCATCAAAATTATTTGCCATAATTTAACTCCCTAAAGCTACTGCAAACGGGATAGCGTTTGGATCAGCTTCTGTTATTGTTCCTGTTACGGACATATTACTTGTTATTGAATTTGATGAAATATTAACTTGTAATAATTCAACATTATCTGTTCCATCGTTCATCATTAATTTTAAAACACCTGATGTTCCCGAATCAATCCAAACTGTTCCCTGTGCAACTGAAGCTGGTGCAGATGTTCCTAAGTTGCTTGTGTTGATTGCAGATAAAATATTATTTAGTTCTGTTCTGAAAGAAGCAAAACCTTGATTGTCTAATGTGTAATCTGAAACTTGTGCCATAATTTTTTATATCATTTTAACTTGTTGATTTCAACCCGTGTCCTATTGCTTGAAAATCAAATGTTCTACTAATTCCTGTATTACTACTATTAAAGAACTGTATTGTAAAGCCTGTTTTTGATTTAGATGAAATTGTGAAAAAGTCACCAACTTGCATTCCTTGTGCAGAAATACCGATAGATGGTGTCGCAAAAAAACCATTGGTAAATGTTATGGTTGAACCCGAAGCATTAGAAACAATATCTTCCCCTGTTTCAGTTCTTTTTTCAAAATTAACAGTAAATTTTAAATCGTGTACCTTTGCTCTTACTTTAGAATCATCACAAGTAATTTTACATCTAAATTTAAAAAATCTACCTTTAATTGTGCTTTGTTGTGCAATTTTTCTAAAAGTTGTTATGTTGTCTAAACTTGTGTTGTCAGACCCAACTTGTATTTCAGCGCCACATTGTATTTCTGGGCTTCCATCAAAAGGTGCTTTAGCTTCTTCGAATAAAGTTGCCCCTCTACCTGAATCGAATAAATCGTATTCATCTTCTGACGACATTCCTAAAATAGCACCCATACTTACATCGTATATTGCGTCGAAAGATAAATTGTTTGCAAAGTCATAAGTTCCTGATGGTCTAATGTTACCTTCAAAATTTGTAGGGTTAGAGGTTTGATCAGTTCCGCCTAAATCAAATCTTCCCTCAGCAGTATCAACATTACCTATTAGATCATCAACATTTGTAATTGTGTCTAAAATAAGAACAAGTCTATTTGCATTATCTCTTGATAGCGCTACTCCTGTTCCTCTTGTTCCTAAAAAATCTGCCATTATTCACTAAATGTTTGTGTTCTTACAAAATTTTGTAGTCCTGATATGTTAGTTGTAACTATACTAGCATTTGCAGAACTATTACCTAATTTATCTACTGCCTTTATACAAAAACTGCCAACTTGTGCATTTACTACTAAAGCGTTAGATTTTCTTCTTACTACTTTAGCAAGTGGTGTACTTTCATTCCAAGTTGCACCGCTTGTTACATCTTGAAACCTAATCTCATACCAGCTTATATCTAAATCAGCAACAGGTGTCCACGATAATTCCATTTGATTTGATCCAACTAATGATACTGATAAATCTGTTACATCTGCTGGTGTTTCTGTTGCACCAATTACATCGTGCGTAGCAGAAGTAAATGTAGAACTAACTCCAAAAGCATTAATTGCTTTAACTCGAACTGTATAATTTTCGCCATCTACCACGTTCAAAAATTCGTGCCTTAATTCTGTTCCACTAGATATAATTTTAAAATTTGCTTCTGATGTTCTTTTTGCTTCAACTTGATAATATTGAACAAAGGAGTCTGGGGATTCAGTTATAACAATGTTTAATCTTGTTAATACAACTCCATCGGCATATTCAATCATTTCGTCTGACAATGTTACGTTTGCTGGCGGTTGAATAGTAAAAGGATTTGGTAAATTTGTTGCTGGTACTAGACTAACTTGTGTTTTTGTTGCCCAAGTATAATGTGCATTTTGATGTTCAGATAAAATTAAACTTACTGTAAAATCTTCGTTAAATGTTATTGAAAGCACCCTAAAAGGTTTAGCTGAGAAGCCAAGAGAACTATGTGTAATATTTACAATGTCACCTATTGCTAAATCGTATGCTTCAAAAGAAACTGTTATTTGCAAACCCAATGCGCTTCTTGATCTTCTTAAAATAATTTCTGCCATTTCTTGCGCTTGGTATGGACTTGTAATTGTTCTAAAATCAAATTTTCCCTCTAGTAAAAAACCACCATCTGCCGCTTTCATTGTTGCGTGTTGATCTGCGCTTGCTTCCCCGCTATCATCTATTGGTGGATATTGTATTTCATCTATCTGATAATTACGATCAGGATTAACAAAGGAAACTATAACTCTATTATATTTATTATTTTTATTTGGACTAGCTAAACTAAATCCACCTATAATATTATCTTCATCTAAAGTGATAGAAGCTGTTCCTGTTGTTTCAATAATCAATTTATATTTACCACCTACATACGGCAAATAACCTCTACAACCTTTTATAATATCTCTAACATTTTCTATTACTTTTCTTGATGTATCTAATACTGTATTACAATCAAAAATGTTTATATTACTTGCACTTCCATAAGGCGTAACTTGTGTTTCACAAACAACAGAAGCGTCGTAAAAACTTTGTAAATCAATATCGTTTGTAGACAATCCTTTCCCATATCTTTCATTAGTTAAATAATCTAATAAACACCAAGCTGGATTTGTTGAGTGTGCCGCAGTTTGTGCAACTAAACTAGAATTATAAGCAACAACCTTTTTACCTTTAACTACTGCCTGTATTTTTGGTATTCCTTGAAATGCGTCTTGGTTCCATTTAAATCTTAATGCAAGATAGGCTAAACCCGATAATTTATGATTACTGCCCCAAGAAGAAAGTGTTGATAATAAAGTTGAAGCTGATTGTCCGTCTGTTCCATAGTGTGGTTCTACTCTAATTAAACTTTCTGAATTTTTATAAAAATTACTATCTGAACTATTTACTTCAACTGCTGTGTTATCTGCTAAATCACTTGCCCACGTAACAACCTTATCGTCTATTCTTATTTCAGTAATGTCGTCAATCTCACCCTCACATAATACAAGTGCTATATAAAGATACTGATTATCAGTACCACTAGTTTCTACAAAAACTCTGACACCACCTAGCATTCTTTCACCATAAACAATAGGAATTGAAGCGTCATTGGATTGTTTATTTATTAATGTGCCTTTTTCAAAATCGTCAAATTCAGTTGTTCCAAAGTCATTGTTCTCAGGTTTTCTTAATAAAGTAGAAAATAACCAAGTGGCCGCAATAGTTAGTATAGCGAGTTTTGGATTTCTAAATATAGAAACAGGCTTAAATACTTTTCTTACAACACTAACAGCACTTCTTACAAAACTTCCTAAACCCATTATGATCTACCCCATTTTAAATCTAATACAGTTTGAGAAGAAAAATCCATACCAACATCTGTACTAAAAAATCTTTGCTGAGAATTATTGTTTGTTTTTCTTCCTGATGTTTTTTCAAAGTCCGCCCAATGTGATACTAATTGTAAATTAACAAAACTTTCTTTTTCTGATTCTTCTATTCCAAAAGTATCTATTGAACCTTTGTATAATAAAAATGGATCAGCTATTAAAGCATTAGAAGAATTTAATAAACCTCTGTAAATATCTACGCTATCATTAACAATATTTTCATTTAAACAAGTTGATATAAAAGTTTGGCTTGCGCCTGATAAAGCTAAACTTAATGATGTCTTTGTTAAATCTGTTTCTTCTGTAAATTGTGGTACAGATAAAATAAAGCTACTACTAGAATAAGTAACACTAGAACCTGATACTGATGAAGTTAAATCAAAAACACAATCTGTTATATTAACGGGTGTACTAAAACCAATAGTAATAAGATGAACAGGACGTATATTATTTGTCGCTAGTTCTGTTTTGATTGCTGATGTTAAGGCTCTCGTCATATTCTTCGTAAGTAGTTCGTTTTATGTTTTCACTACCTTGTATCACAACTGCCGAAAAAGTGCCATCAGGGTATTTGTATTTTTTCAAATCATTAGTTTGAATATCTATTTCTTCTTCATTGACTACTTTTTCTAAAGTAAAATCGGCATTACACCAATGCTTAACAAGGTATTTTTTTCCCATTATAATGCTTCTTCTACGTCTAACTCAAATTGATATAATAAATTACCATCTTTGTCTGCACCTACTGCACCAAATTCTTGAATATCATTTGTTAAGTGAACTGTGAAAGTTACATTATCGTAAGTTACTACTGAATCGTCTGCTAAAGCTGTTGTTAATGGTGGTTCGATTGTTACAGTTGCCGCATTAGAAGAAGAAGTAACATCTTCTACTACCATATAGACTTTACTGTGCGAAGCAAATTTAATTAAGTCTCCCGCTTTAAATCTGCCTGCACTATCGCCTGCGAAGCCGTCCATAGCTATTGTTGTGTCACCAACTGCGTGAACACCATTAACTAAAACTGTTCCCGTTTCATTACCTCTAGCGTCTTCTACCTCAGGGGGTTTAATTGTAAAATTTTCTTTTGATGATCTTTGCTTAATTATAAACGCCATAAGTTCACCATAAACATCTGATCTTTTCGCTGTAATAATTCTTGCAGTAAAACCAAATCTTTGTCCGTCTATTTGTCTTGCTAATTTTTTTCCTGATACAGTTTTTGAGAGTATTGTGTTTTGAATACTCTTAATACCCATTGTAGAAAAGTTTGCATTTGATATTGGAAAAGCACCACTCATTATACTAAATCACTCCTACCTTTTTCATTTAATGCGTCATTAATAATTGCTGTTATAGTTCCTCTATTTTGTACTAATGTTTCTTCAAATCCTCTTGCGTCTATCGTGCTAATATTAAAATTAACATTTACAGCACCGCCATTCGTTCCTCTTGCGGCCTGTTGTATTTGTCCTGTTTGGTTTGGTACAAATAATTCTGCACCTCTCTCACCAACAACTACGGGTTTACCTTTTGATACAGCACCACCTTTTGCCATACCTGTAAATCCTAAGAAGCCCATTGGATTACCTTGCATTAACATCATAGTAGATTGTATCTTTAATTGTTTTCTAAGTTCTGCTGTCTTTTTTTCCTCTTCTTGAACTTCTTCTTTTTTCAATGCGTTTCTAATTGTTTCTTGAAGAACAAGTTGAATAGTAAAAGCTAAAATGTCTACCATAAGTTTCTGTGCTAATTCCTTAAATGATTTATTTAAGTCTTTTCCTAAAACAACTGCTTCTGCTAAAGTTCTTGAAAA